GACCGTCAATGACGGCACTAAGGTACGATTTTTGCAAGGGTCGTTGCCAGTCACGGGGCGCGACCCGAAACTGTTTATGCAGCACGACAGCAATCAGATTGTTGGCAAAGTAGTTGAGCGTGTGGACACACCGCAGGGCATGATGTTTACGGCCAAGATCAGCGCCACTCGACTAGGCGATGAAGCTTTGACGCTGGCAAATGACGGCGTTATTGACGCGGTATCGGTAGGCGTAACCCCAACAAAATTCAGTTACGACGAGGAAGGCGTAATGATCGTAGAGGCGGCCACGTGGCAAGAATTGTCGCTGGTCAGCGAAGGCGCGTTTAGCGGTGCAGTCATTACCGAGGTTGCAGCCAGCGCACCCGACGAGGTAGCCGAAGGTATCCCCGAAACCGAATTGACAAATGCTATACAATCAGAACAAGACACAACAAAGGACAATGACATGACCGACAAAAACGAAACAGCAGTAGTCGAGGCAGCGCAAGCAACCACAGAAAAATTGTGGGCGCAACCTGCACGCAAATTTAATTTGCCAACACCCGGCGAATACATGGCCGCAATGCACATTGGTGGCACAACATTTCAAAACGTTGCCGCAGCAACACGCGAGTTTGTTAAAGCAAACCAGTCAGCGTTGCAAGCAGCCGCAGGCGACATTGCTACAACTGATACACCGGGTTTGTTGCCAGTTCCAGTTCTTGGGCCAGTCTTTCAAGACCTGAATTTTATTCGACCAGTTGTTGCAGCCGTTGGCGCTCGAGCAATGCCAAACGGCGGTGCGTCAAAAACATTTATTCGCCCAACAATTACAACGCACACATCAGTAGGGGCGCAATCAAGTGAATTTTCTGCAGCGTCAGCAACCACAATGGTTATTGCTGCCAACACCGTTACAAAAACAACGTTGTCAGGTCAAGTAACTTTGTCAGTACAAGACATTGATTTTACAGACCCAGCATCGCTCAATATCATTTTGAACGACCTTATTGGCGAATACCTTATTGCCAGCGATAACGTTGCAGCCGACGCAATCGTTGCAGGCGTTGCAGCAAGCCCAGCAACATGGACAGTCACCGCAAATGACCCGTCGTCGTTAATTAACGCGGTTTACCAATCAGCATTCAAAATGTTGAACGCAACAAACTTTTTGCCTGATCACATTTTTGTGGCACCGGGCGTTTGGGAATTGTTGGGCGCACAGTTAGACGCAGACAAGCGACCAGTATTCCCGTACGTTGGCGCTGCAGGTCTTATGGGCGTAAACGCGTTAGGTGCAGCAAACATTACGGTTGCAAACACATTTAATCCGTTTGGTCTTAACTTGGTTGCTGACCGCAACTTTGCATCAGGCACAATGGTTGTTGCTCGAGGCAACGCGATTGAGTTCTACGAGCAAATTCGTGGCCTAATGTCAGTTGAATTGCCATCAACTTTGGGTCGCAACTTTTCGTACACAGGTTACGTGTCAACATTTATCGCCGACAGCGATATGGTGCAACGAATTATCGTCGCTTAGTTTTAAGCGGCAACACCGCTTATGGCAACATATTCAACAGCCAGCAAACAGTTACTAGATAACTACGCCTGCATATCTACGCTCGAGCCGACCGACATACAGGTTGGCGACACCGTAGTTGTAGGCGCGTTAGGCGCACCGTTTAACGGCACGTTTATTGTCTTGGCTTGCCCGCAATATCAGTACGTTGGCGTTGACGGCGTTACAGGCGAGTTTAATTACAACGTCAATGTTGCTGTACCTAATCAAATTTTGTTTGCTTGCACCGGGGCTGACGTTGAATTTGTAGTCTCGTTTGCTGGGACAGTTGCGTTTACACCGACTTGCACTTGGGTTACGGTCGCAAACCTTGTCACATATCTTGGCGTGTCAATCACAAACCCGTCAGACGATTACACGCTGGCAACGCAGGCCGTAAGCGCTGGCAACCAGTTTTGCAGTCGCCGTCGCGCCGAGGCAGGCTATAACGACAGTCTTAGCACGTCGCCTAGCGGTGACGTAACGCTTGGCACGATCATGTATTGCGCGGCATTGTGGCGTAGTCGAGGGTCGCTAGAGAACGTGTTTGCGTCGTTTGACAACATGGGTACAGCCCCGCAACAGTCAATGACACCGATCGTTAAACAGTTGTTAGGTATTGACCGACCTGCGGTGGCATAGTGCCTGCACCGTATAACGATCTATTTAACGAGGCGCTAGACGATTTGAGCGCCACGCTGACAGCCGTTACAGGCTTACGGGTGGTAAACGACCCGACAAAACTTGTGCCTAATTGTGTGTTTATTACAGCGCCAAGTTTTACGACCATTGCTGGCAACGGCAATATCGTGCGTATGGACTTCCCAATAAAAATTGTTGGCAGCGGCCCAGCTGGGCTACCTGTGTTGCGCGAGATTTTGCAGATTACCGCGCTAGTGCTTGGCTCGAGCGTTATTGCAATGTCGGGCAGACCCGGCACGCTTGACATAGGCGGGCAAGAGTATCCGTGTTATGACGTGGCAGTTGGCTTGCAAGCGCAGTCGTCGTGAGCATACACACGCATATCGTTGCGGTATGGTAAAACTATAACTAACACATCAAGGAGTAATCACAATGCCTACGTCCACCTACCTCAGTAATCCGGTCGTTCTCATAGGCGCGTCAAGCGCAGCGACAACAGACATCACCGACCAAGTATCGGCAGTTACCGTTAACTACGTTGTTGAGGCACTTGAGGACACCGCGTTCGGCTCGACTGCACGCACTAACACCGCTGGCCTGCAATCAAACAGCGCAACATTAACTCTTTATGCGTCATTTGCATCGTCGGAAAGTTACGCAACTCTTGCGCCACTTGTCGGCACAAAGTGCTACATCAAAGTAACCCCAGCATCAGGCTCAAACACCGCAACCAATCCGGGTTTTGAATTAACAAACACTTACCTAAGCGCGTTGCCAGTAATGAACGCAAACTTAGGCGAGTTGGCTACCTACGACATTGAACTCATGGGTGGCGCATACACAGTTGACGTAACGTGATCTGACGCGCCATAACTGGCCGAGAACAGGACAAGGCAATGCGATTAAAACTTAAAGTAGATCTACAAGACGGCGTAGCCCCAGTCGAGTTAACAACAAATATGTTCGTTATCTGCGAATGGGAAAAAACCGAGGGTCGCAAAATTAGCGACGGCAAAGGTATCGGCTACACCGATCTAGTTTGTTGGGCATACAATTTGCTAAAACTTAGCGGCCAAAAAATGCCTGCAACATATCGTGACTGGGTTAAAGAAAACCCAAACATGACTATTGAGGCAATAGACGAGACAGACCCAAACCATACGGCGTAGGCAGTTACCGACGGCAACTAGCAGAACTGTTAGTCGCAACAGGGTATTGGCCTACGACAATCGAGTTTGACACGCGCGACCTAATCACGGTGATTACGCTATTGAATAAGCAAAAGAGGTAGCGCAATGCCAGCATCAACAACTATTGAGATCGTCGGGGTCAAACAGACGATTAACTCTTTGCGTAAAATTGACCCGCAACTGCAAAAAGATTTTAAGGCAGACGCAACCGCAATCGCACAGCCAGCAATACAGGCAGGCAAAGCCGTGTACAAAGAATTACCGCTATCAGGTATGCGCTACAACTGGGTGCAACGTGATCGCAAACTATTTCCGTTTACAACGGCCAAAGCAATTAGCGGAGTGCGTATGCGTTTTGACACTCGACGTAACGCGGTCGGCGTAATCCTTATTGAGCAAAAAGACCCAGCGGCAGCAATCTTTGAAACGGCTGGTCGCGCTAACTCAAACAGGTTAGGTAACGCACTTGGTTTTGTTAGCGCTGGTCGCACTCGACTAATCGGCCCGGCTGTATATAAAGCGCGTCGCGGTATTGAAGCCGAGATGACAAAGATGATCGCTAAAACTATGCGCGTTGTGCAGGCAGATTTGTAATGGCATTATCTATACCGATAGTTTCAGAATTTGACGGAAAAGGAATAGACCGCGCAATTCGCGAATTTAAACAGTTAGAAACTGTTGGCGAGAAAGCACAATTTGCAATCAAGAAAGCGGCGATACCTGCAGCGGCTGCAATCACGGCGGTTGCGGGTGCGCTTGGCTTGGCTGCAAAGGCGGCAGCCGAGGACGAACAGCAACAAGCGATTTTGGCTAA